ATTAGTGATAAATCTTCAAGACGAGGGAGTAGAGATGGATGGTTTCGGACAGGGGTATAAATCAATGAGCGCGCCAACAAAAGAATTTGAAAAACTAATTTTAGGAAAACAAATACAGCACGATGGAAACCCAGTTATGAATTGGATGCTTTCAAATGTTGCAATTATGGAAGATCCGGCCGGAAACATAAAATGCGCCAAGAATAAATCAAAGGAAAAAATTGACGGTATAATTTCCACTATAATGGCTTTGGGTTCTTTTATGACAGAGGAGAATACGGACAGCGTTTATGACCAGCGCGGACTTTTAATATTATGATAGAAAAACACATACTTATTTTAATTTCAGCCGATGGCTTTGTGAGAAAGTTTTGGGAAAAAACAAAACACCATAAAACTTATAAAGCCGCTTATGAAGATTTAGAAAACGAATACGAAACACTTTTTGGCAAGCGTCGCTACTCCGATTATAATTCTTTTAGAATTTGTAGAGATAGGCTTACTAAAAAAAATAACAAATGACAACTAATATACAGAAACTTTATAAGTTTTTTTTCGTATTATTGTAACCAAGTGATTTCCGTTTGTGCAATGTTTGGAAGTAATTGACACAACGATAAGCGAAACAGAGGTAAAGACGGCAAAACGAAGCTTATACACCTGTATAACGATTAAACAAATAGATACAATGTTGCACACTTTTCAGTATTTCATCGATTATTATTGCAAATATTTTAATTAAAATTATTTCAATTGGGACTATTAGACAATCTAAGAGCTTTTTTTGGTGGTAAAAAAACAACGGAAAAAAGAAATGTAAGCGCTTATACACTTTCTTCTCTGTCAAATTCATCAGTTTTAGACTCAGATAAAGCTCTAACTTTTACAGCTGTCTGGGCTGCAATAAGATTATTATCAGAATCAGTTTCAACTTTACCTTTATCAGTTTATAAAAAAGAAAAAAACGGAGACAAAACAGAATTAGATACCGATCCGGTTTGTTATCTTTTAAAATACAAACCAAATTCCTACCAAAATAAAATAACATTTTTGGAAAAAATCATGTCAGATTTATTGATAGATGGGAATAGTTATGTTTTAATTGTTCGTAATAGGTTAGGAAGACCAGTAGAACTACTACCATTGCAAGCAGATAATGTTAGTGTATTTTTTCAAGATAATAGATTATACTATTCAGTAGATGAAGAAGCGATAGACGGGGGGTCTTATAATTCTGATGATATTATGCACTTCAAATTAATGACGGATGAGGGAGGTATTTCTGGTCTTTCGCCTATCGAACAATGCAAGAACGCAATATCTTGGGGACAAGATTTAGAAACTTACGGAAAAACTTTCTTTGAAAACGGAGCTAAATTATCAGGTGTTTTAGAATCAGATCGTTCTTTGTCGGAAGAAGCAATTGCGAGATTAAGAAATTCATTCAATGATAATTACGCAAAACTAAAAGGTTCAAATCAGACGGCAGTTTTAGAAGAAGGACTTAAATATAAACCGATACAAATTTCACCAGATCAAGCACAATGGCTGGCTTCCAGAAAATTTTCAATTGAAGAAGTTTGTAGAATTTATAATTTACCGCCTCATTTATTAAAAGACCTTTCAAAATCAAGTTTTAATAACATAGAAATGCAGTCTCAAGAATTCGTTTCATACACACTTATGCCATACCTGAATAAGATAGAGTTAGAAATGAACACTAAACTTTTTAAAAGAACAGAATTAGGAACCAAATATGTAAAATTTAATGTGAATGGTTTATTAAGAGGAAATGTAAAAGACAGATCCGAGTTTTATTCAAGCATGATAAACACAGGAGTTATGAGCATAAATGAGGTGAGAGCGAAAGAAGATTTAAATCAGGTAGAATTTGGAAACAAACATTTCCAACAAATGAATATGACAACCATAGAAAAAATAGGGACAGATGCCAGCGATTGAATGTGAGAACGGAAAATGGAAATGGGGAGAAACAGGATCGTGTAAATACGAAACCCAAACAGAAGCCGAAACGGATAATGAGGATTACTATGAAGAAAAAAATAATAACGAATTAGTAAAAGGAAAAGAAAAAACAAAAGAAACTATTAAAGACGGAGAAAAATTAGGAGAAAAAATAAAAATCTGGGACAAAAAATATAACAACGAAATTATGGAAAAAAGAGTATTTAATATAGAAAGTAGAGTAGACACTGACGAAAATGAAAAACAAATCGTAGTAGGTCACGCCAGTGTATATAATAGCCGCTCAGAAAATCTCGGTGGTTTTTACGAATACATACAAGAGGGAGCTTTTACAAATGACCTTATAGAAAAATCAGATGTTAGAGCATTGATAAACCACGACCCTAATTTAATTTTAGCTCGTTCTACAAGTGGGACACTAAAATTGGCTGGAGACGAAAAAGGATTACGATACGAATTTCCTATACCAGACACAAGTTATGGTAGAGATTTAGCAATAAATTTAGAGAACAAAAATATAACACAAAGTTCATTTGCTTTTACGGTGGCTGAAGACAAATGGTCAACAGATACAGAGGGTAGAGATATTAGAACGATCACAAAAATAGATCGGTTATACGATATTTCCAGTGTCACATACCCAGCATATTCTGCTGCCGAGTCAGATTTAGTAGTAGCAAAAAGAGGTTTAGCAATATATAAAGACAAACAGGAATTAGAAAAAGAAGATAATTTTTTAGTGAAGCGTTCATTAGCTAAACTAAAAATTGAATTAGCAAAACGAAAATAATAATAATAAAAAATAATAAAATGAAAAATAGTTTAGAATTAAAAGAAATGCGTTCTGAATTTATTTCTTCTTTAGAAGTTATGAAATTAACAGCTGAAAATGAGGAAAGAGATTTAACGCAAGACGAAAATACAGAAATGGACACTATACTTAAAAAAGTAGATGAAATGGATGTGAAAATTGAAAGAGCAGAAAAAGCTGAAAAAGCTTTAAGAACAGCAGCAATGGTTTCAGGAACGAAAGTAGAAGCTAAAGAAGACAAAGACTTAGGTAAATTTTCTTTCCAAGAAGCAATGAGACAAGCATACACAGGAAATTTAAGTGGAATTGTTAAGGAGATGGACCAAGAAGCGCGTTCAAAAGCTCACTATACAGGTCAAACTTTTAGAGGTTTAGCAATACCAGCTTCTATATTAACAAGAACAGCAGCAGAAACAGCGGCTTCTAACTCAACGCAAACAATGAGTTTCACGGACCAATTAGAAGCAAATTTAACATTAGCTTCTGCAGGAGCAAACTTTTACGGTGGAATCGAGAATATGAAATTCCCAGTTATTAGTGGAGTAAATTCTTACTGGCAGCCTGAGGTGGGGGGTACAGCTACAGCACCAACAGGGACAGCTTCTTCAGTAACACTTTCTCCAAAGAAAATTATTTCTGTAGTAAATGTTTCAAATGAAGCTTTAACACAAAACGCAGCATTAGAAGCGGCTTTACAAAGAAACATGGCACAAAATATTGCGTCAACTATTGAAGCAGCTTTATTAGATACAGGAGATGTTTCAAACGCGCCAGCGTCTATATTTGCAGACGCAGCAGCAGGTTCAGTAGCAGCTTTAAGTTCAACAACAGCAATCGCTTTAGAAACTGCAGTTTTAGAAGCAGGAGTACAATTAGAGGGAGCGAGAATGGCTTATCTTTTAGATGTTAATTCTTACAAAGCAGCTAAAGAAGCAGTTCAAGTAACAGGAGTTTCTGCATTATACGATCCAGCTGACAAGAGACTGAACGGATACTACGCTTTCGTTTCAGGAAATGTAGCGAGTTCAGGTGGAGCAACTAAAGACCACGCTTTATTCGGAGATTTTTCTAAAGTTCACATAGCACAATTTGGTGGATTAGATGTGCTTTTTGACCCTTATACAAACGGAGCGACAGGGGAGCCAAGAATGATTGTAACGAGTTTATGTGATGGAGACGCAGTTCAAAACGGAGCAGCATTTGCAAGTTTAGTTGAAGCATAGTTAAATAATTTATTTATAATAAAGGGGCTGGTTATTGCGGCCAGCCCTTTTTTAATACCTAAAAAAATGGCAAGAAGTTTATCAGTAATAACAGCGGCAAGCACAGATATACTAACGGTATCGGAAGTCAAAGAACATTTAAGAGTAGACACCACTGCAGATGATACTTTAATTGGAAATCTAATTAAAGCAGCAACACAGTCAGCAGAAATATTTACAAATAGATATTTTATTGAAACAGAGGTCTATATGTATTGCGACAAATGGGCAGAAATAACTCCGTTGTTAAAATCGCCAGTTTCAGATTTAGTTAATGTGAAATATTGGAATGAAGACGAAGTAGACACTTTGTGGGCAACTACAAATTATGATGAGGACCTTTATGCACAACCCGCAAGAATAGGACTTTCTCAGGACGGGGAATTTCCAACTACAGCAAACAGAATAGCCGCAATAAAAGTTAGATATAAAATCGGATACGGAACTTCGGCTTCAGATGTTCCAGACGGAATAAAACAAGCGGTACTTTTAACAATTGGAAATTGGTACGAAAATCGTCAAGAGGTTGTCGTTGGCCGAGTAGCAAATATACTTCCAAAATCAGCACAATATTTATTAGACCAATATAAGATACAGACATGCTAACAATAGGAGAATTAGATAGAAGAATAAAATTATATACTGCAAACCCTGAAGAAAACACTTTTGGTGAATATACCTATACTTACGAATTAAACTCTACAGTTTGGGCAAAAATTTATGAAAAATCAGGAAAATTAACAGACGAATCAGAAGAAATGGTGTATATAAATAAAACAATTTTTTATATAAGAGCACAACAAAATTTAAGTAACTCACAGATAATACAGGGTAAAATAGAATGGGATAATAGAATTTACATTCCAGAAGTTATAAATGAAATAGATGGTAGAGAAAGGTTTTTAGAAGTAATAACAACAGAAAAAGATAATAACATAGCAGAATAAAATGGGGACTGTAAATATTAAAATAGCAAACGAACAATCTATAGCGGAATTATTTGACGGTCTTGCAAAAGGTGTAAAAAAATCAGCTACATGGCAAAAATTTTGGAAACTTAATGTTAAACCATTTATAAGAGCTGCACAAGATAAAGCACCGATTTCAAAAATAGGAGATCACGTATATAATTTTTCACAGGGAAGACAAATTATACAAGCTGGAACACTAAGTGATAGTATAGGATATTTTACAACAAAATCAAGACGAGGTAGATTAGGTGGTTATGTTGGACCCAGAGTAAAAGGAAGATTTAAAGACGCATCAGGTGGATGGTATGGAAATTTTGTAGAATACGGAGATGAAGTTAGACATTTTGGTAGAGCAAATAGATATGCAGGAAAAGAATTTATGAAACCAGCTTTTGAAGAAAACAAACAACAAGTTTTAGCAAACGCCAAAACAGACGCAGTAAAGATATTTGAAAGAGAAGCAAAGAGATGGGCTAAAAGAACAGAAAAATTTGGAATATTAGGTAGATAAAAAAATGGAAATAGGAAAAGGTATATATTATATATTAGCAAATAACACAGAGCTTAGTGATTTAGTGGGTAATAAAATTTTTCCACAAGTAGCGCCAATTACAACATCTTTTCCATTTATAATTTATGATATTTATAATGACGACCCAACATTAGATAAAGACGGACCAAGCACATTAGATAAATACGATATAAGAATAACTGCATATTCAAAAACTTATTCAAACGTGACCGAAGTAGGAAATGGAATCAGAGAAGCTTTAGACAGAAAAATTCCAGCTGGTGGAGAAATTATTGCAGCACAACATTTTCAATCATCAAATTTAGTTAGAACAAATGATGAATTTGACCCTGACGCTGGCCAAAGAGGAATATATAGACAAGAATTAGTTTTCAATGTTAGAGAAATAAGAAGTTAAAAATAAAAAAAAAATTATGAAATATAAATTATTAAAAGATTGGGAAAGTAAAAGACACGGAAAAACAATTAAATGTGGAACTTTTGTTTTAATAACAATCGAAGACGAGCTAAATGAACTAATAGATTTAGAATGTATAGAAGCTCCCAAAAAGAAAAAAAAGAAGAAGAAAAAAACAGAAGAAGAAATAATTGAGATAGAGACAGAAATAACAAACGAATAATAATAACAAAAAAAAATAAAAGAAAATGGCAATATTAAATGGAACAGACATAAAAGTCTATGATAGTTCAACAAACATCTTAGTCGCTTATGCACAAAACGGAACACTAAATGTAAATCATTCAGTCAGAGACATTACAAATAAGGAATCGTCTGGATGGAAAGAGGTTTTAGAAGGACTTAGAGATTGGAGTATTTCTCTTGACGGAGCATACGCTTGGACAGATGCAGCATCGACACCAGCAGCTTTAACAAATGGAGCAGATGACATACTAAACTCTTACATTATAACAAGAGCGGCAGTAACAATTAGATTCGGAAACGCAGACGGAACTACAAGTAATATTTATTATGAAGGTTCAGCTTGGTTGGATTCTTTTTCAGTTTCTGCACCGACAGAAGACACAGCGACCTATAGTTTGAACTTTACCGGAACGGCCGGTTTGACACAAACAGTTAGTTAATAAACAACAATCATAAGGAACCCTGCGTTTCGTTTTCTTTTTCTGATAGCGGAGCGTGGGGGATACCTTTTTTACTAATCAGAAAAAAATAAAATGGAATACCAAATTATAGAAATAGGAAAAAACGAACATCCAATAAAATTCGGTTTTAATGCTTTAAGAAAATACAGCTTAATGACCAACACGAAACTATCAGAATTAGACAAATTAGGAGACGATATGGATTTAAACTCTGCTTTGTGTTTATGTTTTTGCGGAATAGCGGACGGATATAGAGCAGCAAAAAAAGATTTTAAACTTACTTTAGATGACTTAGCTGACCAATTTGACGGGAACTGGGACTGTATGGCAAATGTTTTTAACGTTTTAGCTGACCAAATGTCTGACGGAGTAACTGAAAAAAAGAAAAAGGCCAAGGTAGCGAAAAAGGAGAAGAACTAACTTGGCCGAGATTATTTGAAATAGCTCTTGGGGAAATGAATATGCAAACTGAGGATTTTTTAAATATGTTGCCTCGGTATTTTTGGAGAAAAATGGACGGGTTTTATAAGTTAATAAACCTAAAAGAAAGACAAGAATGGGAACGGTGCAGGTGGCAAACAGCTTTACTTTTAAACGTTCATACTGCAAAAGGAAAAACAATTAAACCTACGGATTTAATAAAGTTTGACTGGGAAGAAGAGGAAAAGTCAAAAAAAATTGACTATAATAAATTAAAAGCTGAGGCTGAATATATTAAAAAAATTGAAGATAAAAAACTAAAAAATAATGGGAAGTAAGGCGATTGGATTATTGACTATGGTTTTTGGAGCTGACATGAAAGGCTTCAACAGAGCTATGACTAAAGCTCAAAAAGCAACGAAGCGGTTAGGAAACAAAATGAAAAAAACCGGAAGAAGCATGAGCCGTAATTTAACGATGCCTCTTCTTGCTATTGGAGCAGCTTCTGCAAAACTCTCAATGGACTTTGATAAATCAATGACCAAAATCACAACATTAGTTGGGATTGCTGACAGCGAAGTTCAAAAGATGAAAAAATCTGTTTTAGATTTATCTGACAAAACAGGAATGGGGCCAGAAAAATTAGCTGAAGGACTTTATTTTTTAACTTCTGCAGGTCTGAGAGGAGCTAATGCTTTAGAAACATTAGAACAAGTAGCTAAGGGGGCCGCTGCAGGTCTTGGAGAATTAGAAGACTTAGCAAGAGTTGCAGCTGCTGCACAAAATGCATATGGAGAAAGTGTTTTGAGTGCTTCTGATGCTTTAGATATTTTTGGTGGGATAGTTCAAACAGGTATGTTTAAAGCTGAAGAACTTTCGGCAGTATTAGGAACACAATTAGGACTTGCTTCTTCTTTGGGGATTTCTTTTGAAGAAGTAGGAGCTTTTATAGCAACTTATACAAAGACAACAGGTGACGCAAATGCAGCTACAACAGGACTTTCTGGTGTAATGATGAGCTTTGCGAAAATAACTCCAAAACAAGAAAAAGCTTTAGCTAAAGTCGGAATGACAACTGACGGACTTAGGGAATCACTTTCTAAAAAAGGACTTCAGGGAACTTTAATGGAAATGCAACAAGCTTTTGCAAAAAATGGAGTTGAGTTGTCGGAGTTCTTTTCTAAATCTCAATCGTTAAAAGGAGTTTTAGGGATTTTAGGAAATCAAACTGACTCATATATAGAAATTTTAGACGAATTAGGAAGAAAACAAAACTTTATAGACAAGGCTTTTGAGAGAACATCTCAGGGGTCCGGATTCCAAATGACTCAAGCTTTTAATTCTTTAAAGGTAGCTGGGACAGAATTAGGAGATACACTAACTCCAATTATAAAAATGATTGCAGCGAAAATACAAAGTTTAGCAAGGTTTTTCAGAAGTTTAACAGAAGACCAACGGAAATCGGTTGTAATGTGGGCTGGTATAGTGGCGGCAGTCGGCCCTTTAATTTTGCTTTTTGGGAGTTTAATGGTAGGAGTTGTCAAACTCAAAATTGCTATGGCGAGTTTATCAGTATGGATGAGCGCTAACCCCTATGTACTAATGACAGCTTCATTAGTTTTAATGGCAGCAGCAATAACTAAAGTAGTGTTTGCAGGAAACAAACTAAGCGCTACTCAAAAAATGCTTAACGATATAAGTAACGATGCAATTTGGCAAGTTAAAGAGCAAACTGACGCAATTAAAATGTCTTTAAAAGTAGCAAGAGATTCAAAAAGAAGTGACGAAGAACGAAAAACAGCGGTCAAGTATTTAAATAGAGAAGTAGGAGCTTTAAACGGAACTCTGAAACTTTCAGAAATTAACACAAATGCTGTAACTACAGCTGTAGATAATCACACTGAATCTTTAGTTAAACAAGCTCAAATGGCTGGAGCTATTGAAAAAATGGCAGAATTAAATAAAGAGTTGTTTGATTTAGAACAGTTTATCCCAGACCCAAGCTTAGGAGATGAAGCTATGGCAAAATTTGGAAATTTCATGATGTGGTTACAGGGATACGGAGACACTTTCACCAATGATACAGGAGCAGATTTTGAAATATTTTTAAATCGACAAGAAATTTCAGATGTCGCAGAAAAGATAAGAGTTTTAAATAAGTATATGACTGACTTAGACGTAGATATATCTAAGCATACGAAAACTCTAAAAATGCACCATGTAGAAAACACAACATACGCAAACTCCTTGCAAGGTATGCAAAAAAAACTCAGTGACTTAAATCAAGTTTTCAAAAACGCAACAAAAGGCAGTGACGATTACAATAAATCTGTTAAAATGATTAAAGATTTAAGCAAAGAAATTGCTAAAGAATACGAAAAACTTAATAATGAAACTTCAGATTTATTAGACAACGAAGAATCTTTAACATTACAATTAGCAAAACATGAAGCTGAGTTAAAAAAACTTATCAAAACAGGAGGGACAACTCTTGAGTATGAAGAAGCAGTGAAAAATATAAATGACACACAAGAAAAGTTAAATAAAAACACTGAAGAATATAACAGGCTTTTAGGTATAACAAAACAAACTGACCCTTTTAAAGAATTAAAAGACAACGTTAATCAAGCTAACAAAGAACTTAAAGAAGCTATAATTGCAGAAGAAGGAGTAGAACAGGCTGCTTCAAAATATGCAAAAGCTTTAGATTCTTTGAACGAAAAACAAGATGAATACAATAATTTAACTCAAGAATCTCAGGAAAAAACTAATGCTTGGGCTGATTTATTAGATAAACTTGTGCCAGACCTTGAAGTTTTTGGAGAAAGTTTAGGGGACTTATTTAGAGAGTTTGGGGCTTCCTTAAAAATGGTTTTAGACTTAGCTGTTGGAGCTATAGAAGCTTTTAACAATAAAGAAAAAATAATCGTAGAAAACAACAAAAAAAGGAAGGAAAAATTATTAGACGAAGAGCTTAAAGAACAAAAAGAAAGGATTGCTACAAGTCAAATGTCGGAAGAACAAAAAGAAAGAGCAACAGAACAATTAGAAAAAACAATGTCTGACAAAAGAGTAGCTTTAGAAGAAGAAACAGAAGCAAAACTTAACAAAATAAAAAGGAGACAAGCTATTTTGGACAAAGCTATGGCTATAACCAACATAATAATGAACACAGCGCAAGCGGTAATGAAAGTTTGGGGACAAAGCGGAATATTTGGAGGCCCTGTTGCAGCTGCTATAGTTGGAGCTATAGGAGCAGCTCAAATAGCTCTGGTCGCTTCAACACCAATACCACTTGCAGAGGGGGGGATTATTTCGGGACCGACGCAAGCCCTCATGGGAGAATATCCATCGGCCGGATCAGGGAATCCAGAGGTTGTAGCTCCATTAAATAAATTAAAATCTATGTTAGGAATAGGAAGTGGAAACAGCAACATAACAGTGACAGGAAGACTTAGAGGAAACGACATATATTTATCAAACGCAAATGCAGCAACTAACAGATTGAGAACATCTTAAATTATGGCAAGAACACCCTACGGACTTTCAGAATACGCAACCATCACGGTAAAATCTATGAACGACACCACTTATACAGCAAGTATTTGGTGGACAGGTACAGGGGGTTCGAATGAATGGGTTCTTGGAGCAGATGGATTAACAATAGACTGGGAAAGCGCGCAAGTTCAGGATAAAAATTCACCAATATTAGCATCAAAATTAACATTGAATTTATTGATACAAGATTTAACTCAAGAGAATTTTGTTAAAAATATGAGAACCGGATTACAAGAAAAGGATGTTTGGATAATATTAAGGTTTGGAGCAACAGGTTCCGTTTTATGGTCTGGATATTTTATTTTAGATTTAGAAGCAAAAGAAGACGTAGATTTTCCATACGAAACAACACTTGTAGCAATAGATGGTTTATCAACATTAAAAGAAGTTCCTTTTTTAAGAGAAACAAACAGTGAAACAACTGCGGTTCCAACTTTTCCTTATGTAAAAGCAGACACTTTCGCTAACGCAGGATACAGAAGAATAATAGGGGGCTCAAGCACTTGGATAACAGAATTACTGAACCGGACAGGAATGATTTTAGCAACAGATTCTACTACGGGAACTATAGAAAATTACACTATAATGACTTCTATTAATTGGTGGAATGAAGATATGAGCGTAGGACCACAATTACAATATTGTCCTTTTACACAAACAAGAATCAGCTTGAAAGACTTTTACTCAACCGGTGCAAATAACACCTATTCACCACCATCAGCATACGATGTATTATTAACAATATGCAAAAATTTTAATTGCCGTTTATTTTATTGGAAAAACGTTTTTTATTTTACTCAAATTTCTGAATTTAACACTGACGAACAGGGTTCTTCTCCGTATACGTCCCCAATAAAT